TAAAAAATTAAAATATGGAGATGAAAATTATCGCAATGATCAAAAAATAATAGAAACTAATATTAAAAAATATGGTGTCGATAATCCGTCAAAATCTCTGGTTGTACAACAGAAAATATCAAAAAATCTTAGATCTACCTTATATGATAGAACTGTTGAAAGATATTCTTCATTTATAAAACCGCTGTTCGATAAAGAAAAATATTTAAATGGTTTATCTAATTCTTGGGAGTGTGTTAGATGTCAAACCATATTGACGGGTTCTATTATTAACGGCATTATTCCGAGATGTCAGACATGCTTTCCTTATTCAATATCCAAATTTGAGTTAGAGGTTCGAGATTTTTTGAAAACATTAGTGAATCCTGATCTTTTAATATTCAATGATCGAACTTTAATATCTCCTCAAGAATTAGATATAGTAATTCCATCTAAACATCTTGCATTTGAATGCAACGGTGCATATCGACATTGCGAAAATTCCGGATTAAAATATAGAAATTATCATCTTAATAAATCTACTAATGCCACTAAATCTGGTTATTCATTAATGCACATTTTAGATGTTGATTGGTATCATTCTCAAAATATTGTTAAATCTATGATTAAACATAAACTGGGGTTGAGCACTCGTATCGGCGCTAGAAAAACTCGATTAGTTACATTGACCCATGACCAAGCAATTAAATTTTTTAATTCAAATCATCTTCAAGGCGGTATTCCTGCGCGAATAACATATGGATTACTTGTCCAAGATCAAATTGTTGCAGCCATGAGTTTCTCAAAGTCTAGATATACAACCGATGCAACATGGGAAATTATCAGATTTTGTAATAAAAATGATCATGTTATATTAGGAGCAGCATCGAAATTATTAACGCATTTCAGAAAAAATCATTCGGGTTCTATATTAACATATGCTGATAGGAGCTTTGGTTCAACAAATTTTTATGAAGAAATTGGATTTTCGTATTTGTCAGCATCTCCTCCGGGATATCGATATTATAAAGATGGCTTATTGTTTTCAAGGATTCAATTTCAAAAACATAAATTATCGAACTTATTACAAGAGTATGATCCAAATAAAAGTGAATGGGAAAACATGCAAAATAATGGGTTTGACAGATTATGGGATTGTGGAAATTCAATATTTGTATTAAAATAAGAATATTATAATAATTAAGGAGACTAACATTCAGATTCTTACCCTTGAAAATCAACCGTATTATCTTAATAATTTACCTGATGAAATTGTAGACGATTTAAGATTTGCTGTGCTTGATAATAGTGATAATCAAAATCCAGATCACTTTTTTGTTCCATTGATATTTCTTGAAAGTTTTACAGGACCTGCTGTAGTCCTCCGAATAGGACCACATGAACTTACTATGCCATTGGATTGGTGTGCAGTTGTAGGCGATCCAGAAGGACCGGACATGGAAGTTTTACCTCTTACAAGTCTAAACGATAGAGGATTTAAATCTTTCTGTTTTAATCCAGTGAGCAGTTTTAGACCTCAATTTTTGGATATAGATATTATAGATATATACCAAGATGTAAAATGGTATTTTCCTAAAATGCGGCCCGGACAAATATTATGCACACCTTTGGAAAATAAAGAAAAACCCGTCTGTGCCTATTTTGTTAAGGAAATTAGCAGACAAAGTGAATTAATAGACTATACAAAGTGTTGGTAATATGACAAAAATATACGAAAGTTCCGATGGCGGAAAAACTGTTTATGTCAGAGAGATGGGCGGAAAAGAAAAGAAGATACACTATGTTAGCCCGTCTGCTGTTGAAGATATGAAAGAAACATTGCTAGTACAAGAATGGATGGAAATACGTCATGCCGCAGAACGCCATCCGGCCTTGCAAAAATCTGTAGATCATTGTAAACTATTATATAGGATGATCAAATATGGCAGCGACTCTTGATATCAAACGAGAACTCTTAGCAGTAGATACTAAAAACTACGATTTTTATTCTAACTTAACAGACGAAGAACGTAAAGGATTTAGTCCCTATATTCTTATGAGATACGTATCTTCAGCTCGCGGAGATCCGGATATCCAGGAATGGTTCGTTGAAATGGTTAACGAATGTATTAATAAAAATCACTGGGATCTGACTAAAAATCACAAAGAACTACTTTGGAAATTGTTTGCTGTAACCGGAGTAGGCGTAAGCACTTTCCACCCTTATTTGGCCGCTGGTAAAAAAGAGAAACTTGATAAAATAGAAAAACTATTATCAGAACTATATCCAACTTATAAACTTCAAGATATTAAATTTTTAGCCAAATTGATGGATGAAAAGGATCGAGAAGAACTATTTGATAACATGGGCTTCGATAAAAAACAACGTAAAGAATACGAATAAACATGATTGCACTAGTAGAACAACCGCATATTTGCGTACATTGCAACAAACGATTTATGCAGGCGCGGACACTTATATCGCATTTATGTGAACGTAAACGTCGAGCATTACAACGAGATGAAAAACGTGTCCAAGCAGGATTCCTAGCATATAATAGATTTTGGCAATTGACACAAAATGCTCGTAAACCGAAAACTTATGATGAATTTGCTGACAGCAGTTATTATAATGCCTTTGTAAAATTCGGAAGTTACATCAATAATATCAATCCGTTATATCCAGATAAATTCATCGACTACGTTATTAAAACGGGTGAAAAATTAGATAATTGGTGTAAAGATAAAGTATACGAAACATATCTATACGAAACACTTAAAACTGAACCAGTAGAATCTGCTATACAACGTACATTGCAAACAATGATGGAATGGGGAGATTCACATAATGCGAACTTTGCCCATTACTTCGATTATGCTAGTTTGAATTTGGTTGTACATGATATTATTAATGGAAAAATTAGTTGTTGGCTATTATTGAATAGCACATCGGGAAAAAAAGTCATACAAAATATGTCAGACGAACAGTTAACAATGATAGCACCGGCATTCGATATTAAATTTTGGATGAAAAAATTTAAAGAAGTTCCGGCTGATGTTATATTGGTAAAGGAAATTTGTAAAGAAATAGGACTAGAATGACAGATAAAATATCAGTATTCGGAGGATCGGGATTTATTGGAAGTAGGTTCTGTGAGTTATATTCCGATCAATCCATTAAGATTGATAGAGATGATTATATACCAAAAAGCGACAACATATTATATTTTATAAGTACGATCGATAATTACAACATACATCAAGATTTGTACCTAGACATCGATACAAATTTAACGGTATTGATGAAAATGTTAGAAAACATTGATAAAAATAATAAGAATGTTGTAATCAATTTTGTTAGTTCTTGGTTTGTATATGGAAAGAACGAAATTCTTCCGTTTAGAGAAGATACTACACATTGTAATCCAACTGGGTTTTATTCTATAACAAAAAGATGTGCAGAACAAATGTTAATATGTTTCTGTGAGACTTTTGATATAAAATATAGAATTTTTCGACTATCTAATGTTTTAGGTGTCGGGGACAAAAAGATATCAAAAAAGAAAAATGCATTTCAATACATGGTAAAAGAAATTGTTAATAATCGAGATATAGAATTATATTATGACGGCAATGTTATTCGAGACTTTATACATGTAGATGATGTATGTACAGGAATAAAAACATGCTTAGATAATGCCAAATATAATGAAATAATAAACATAGGTAGTGGGGTCCCCACACTAATTGTTGATTTGTTAAAAACAACCCATGCGTTATCTAATTCAACAGCAGAATTAAAATTTATTAATCCTACTAAATTTCATAACATAGTTCAAACTCGAAACTCATACTTAGATATTACTAAACTAAAAAAATATGGATTTGAACCAAAATATAATGTATACGAAACTATAAATGAATTAATAGAATATTATAAGGATAAACAACATTACAGCCCGATGCTCAAAATGTAGGAAAGTGGAAAATTATGAGATTAGAAGGATTTGTACCTAAAGGTTGGGGCCATGAACTCATATGGGCCACCAATGAAAAATACTGCGGAAAACTATTAAAATTTAACAGAAATGCTAAATTTTCAATGCATTTTCATGCCGAAAAAGACGAAACTTGGTATGTTTTGGAGGGAAAATTTTTAGTGAGGTATATTGATACATCTGATGCAACTACACGCGAAATAACCTTAGAAACCGGATCTATTTGGCATAATCCACCAAAACTACCACATCAAGTTATTTGTCTAGAAGAAGGTACTATCATAGAAGTTAGTACACCAGATAGCGTAGAAGATAATTATCGAATAGCCAAAGGAGATAGTCAACAATGAAAACAATATATCTTGATATGGATGGAGTAGTCGCTGACTTTAATTCATATGCCAAAAAAGTTCTTAACACTACAGAAAAAAATCATAATTGGCCTAATGAAGAATGGATAAAAATTGGTAGAAATCCACGTCTCTATCGAGATTTAGATAAAACCCCAGAAGCAGACGAATTGGTAACATTTTGTCGAAACATGTGCAAAGAAAATAATTGGAATTTATTTTTTCTTACCGCAGTTCCAAAAAATAATGATATGCCTTGGGCATATTACGATAAAATACAATGGATATTAAAATATTACCCAGACATTCCTGTATTTTTTGGACCATATAGCTTTAGTAAATGGACACATTGTAAAAATCAAGATATATTAATTGATGATCGTCCTAGCAATTGTGATCAGTGGACTGCGGTTGGAGGCATTTCGATCTTGCATCAAGGTGACATTGCTGAAACTTTACAACGTTTACGAAACTTATCATGAAAATACTAATAACAGGACATCGAGGATTTATTGGCCAAAATATGGTCAATGCATTAAAAGATCACCATACACTTAGTTTTTACGAGTGGGGAGATTCTCCACCGGAGATCGAAGGACTCGATTGGGTGATACATCTTGGTGCTATCAGTAGTACAACCGAACAAGACGTTGATAAAATAATGAAACAAAATCACGATTTTAGTTGCATTATGTTGATGGCTTGTCAGATACATGGCGTTAATTTACAATACGCTAGCTCAGCAAGCGTATACGGTTTGAATACTAGAAACTTTAAAGAAGACGCAGATCTACAACCATCTAGTCCATATTCATGGAGTAAATATCTTTTTGACAGACATGTAAAAACACAAAAATTTAATAATATCTACGTACAAGGTTTTAGATATTTTAATGTATATGGGTCATTTGAAGATCATAAAAAAGACCAAGCTAGCCCATATCATAAATTTGAACAACAGGCAAAAACAACCGGGATTATAAAATTATTCGAAAATTCCACTCAATATTATAGAGACTTTGTTCCGGTCGAGACCGTGATTGATGTACATAAGCAATTTTTTAATGTTAAGAAATCTGGTATATGGAATGTGGGTACAGGAAAGGCAAGAAGTTTCCAAGACGTAGCTGATGAAATCGCCAAAAAATATAATGCTAAGATTGAATATATACCAATGCCCGAAGAATTAAAAAATCAATATCAAACTTATACTCAGGCCGATGTAACAGAGTTAAAAAAATATTACAATGTATGACTAAAATTGTAGTTAATGGATCATTTGATATATTACATGTAGGACATGTACGTTTATTGGAATATGCAAAATCATATCCAAATGCATATGTATTAGTATTAATCGATAGTGATACCAGAATACAACAATTAAAAGGTGAAAATCGGCCTGTTAATACCGAATACGAACGTGCTACAATGTTATCAGCATTTAGAGCAGTCGATCAAGTAGAAATATTCAACACAGATCAAGAATTAATAGACTACATAAAAAACTACAATCCGGATATTATGATCAAAGGTAGTGATTACATCGATAAACCAATCATAGGTGCTGAATTTTGTAAAAAGATTATATTTTATGACCGACTTGGAAAATACTCCACAACCAACAAAATACAAGATATTGCTCATAGGGGATAGTTGTATAGATGAGTACTATTATGGTACTTGTGATCGTTTAAACCCTGAAGCTCCTGTACCGGTATTGAAAATCACAAGATCGAGTACAAGCCTCGGTATGGCCGCGAATGTTAAATCAAATTTAGAATCATTCGGCTGCGATGTTGATTTTATGACCGGTGGTAAAAAATCAATCAAACGAAGATATATAGATGAACGTAGTAAACAACATATAGTAAGAGTTGATGAGGACTACAATAGTACACCATTTAATCCCTATCAACCATCATTGGCTTACATACAATATAATGCTATAGTTATCTCAGATTACAATAAAGGATTTATAACCTACGATAATATTCAAGCTATTAGAGAACAATATGATGGGCCTATATTCATTGATAGCAAAAAGAATGACCTAATTCGATTCGAAGGTTGCTATATGAAGATTAATGAAAATGAATATAAACAAACTATCTCACAATGTTCCGATCTTATCGTGACATTGGGAGAACGAGGAGCACAATATAAAGATCAATTATATCCCACCCAAAAAGTTGAAGTAGTTGATGTATGTGGTGCAGGTGATACTTTCCTTGCCGCATTGTCTTATTACTATTTGAAGAATAATCACTCCATCGAATCTGCTATAATCTATGCTAATAAATGTTCAGCCATTGCTGTACAACATAGGGGTGTATATTCACTAACACAACAAGATATAGATGTAATCGAAAATGACTGACATTGATATAGATTTCCCAGATAGAACTCAAATTCTTGATATAATTAAACATATACCAGCTTCTATTATTGAAAATAACATAGTTAAAAAACATAATACTGGGATTTATTGTCAAACAATTCCGGTAAATCCTCTCACTAAGTCAGCTAGTATTGACTATAAAATAGCCGAAGATCGGGGCTATTTTAAAATAGACTTTCTCAATGTTAATGTTTACAAAGGTGTTAAAAACGAAGAACATTTGTTAGAATTAATGAATACTGAACCACTATGGGATCTGTTGCTACAACAAGATTTCGTTGACCTATTATTTCATTTAAACGGGCATATCGATGTTCTAAAAATAACTAAACCTAGATCCATAGAACAATTAGCCGCAGTATTGGCTATGATAAGACCCGCTAAAAGACATTTAATAGGAGCTAGTTGGGATCAAATTTTCAATAACGTGTGGGTTAAACCTGAGAATAGTGAATACTATTGGAAGAAGAGCCATGCATTTGCTTATTCAATGGCTATTGTGGTACAAATGAACCTCATTTGTCAAAACATTTCATCGGAAAATTAAACTTTAGGAATACGTATTAGTTGAATTGACTTGCGTTTTATTCTTTTTTCTGCAAGATCATTGAGACTTAATTGATGTCCAAATACTAAAACTATATCTTTACTGTTGAATGTTTTTATAGAATATTTGAATATATTCATTTCTTGTTTAAGAAAAATGTTTATAGGAATTTTTCTATTACTTTCCCACCACCAAGCTTCTCCTAATTCTAAGAATAATCGTCGCTCGTTATCGGATTTAATAACACTTAAATCATAGATCGAGGCAAAAGTATTGTCAAAATTGATAATTATTCCTATATATTCGATATCATTGCTTTTAATACAGCTTAAAAACGGATATTGATTTTTAAATTCGTCTACTGATTTCATACCTCTCACTATTTCAAATAAATAAAAACATGCAAAACCTACCAGTCTATTTATATCCAAACTCGATCACTCTGACATTAGATCTGGATATTAACACCCGAGGAGTTAACCAAGTTATGTATCAAAGAGATCTAAAAATACAAAAAGGAATTAAAAATCAAATTAGAGTACAATTTAAAAATAGTGATCAAAAAAATGTAAAAATATATTCGACACAAACATTTGTGTTTAGCATGTTTGATGCAACAGAACAAAGATTACTTATTGAAAAAAATCTCGATATTTTGGATGTCAATACCACTTCTACTAGAGGACAGGCTCTTTTAACACTATCTGAAAGCGATACAATTGATCTCCCTAAATCTGACTATACCTATAGTGTAAAAGTATTAGATACCGACGGAAGTTATCTTCCTGCATATTCTAATACATATTATGGAATGGCTGGTACATTACATCTTACTGAGGAAATATATCCGAAATTGATCCCCAGTCGAGAAATAAAGTCATTCTTACCAACTTTTAACGGTAATACTAATCTCTACGAACATAGAAGCGATAATATCTACGCATATCCAGAATATAACGGAAATAGTGCATTGCATACAGTTGCCTTATATATGACTGGTTTTAGAGGAACAGTATATTTACAAGCAACATTATACAATACTCCTGCATCTTTTGATAGATATGCAACTATAACTTCTCGTACCTATAACAATTTTACTGGTGTAGATTATATTAACTTTAATGGTGTATACAGTTACATTAGGTTGATGTATATTCCATCAACTAAACCCGGCGAATCTACTAACGATAATCCCACATACTTCGGTTCGTTTGACAAAGTGTTATATAGAAATTAAAATTAATATAGTATCCCTGAGAGGATTAATATATTAATGTCCGATATTTCCGAAACTGCTTTACTGCTATTCACCCAAGGAAGAAAAACCAAATCTACTCCAAGTGGTTGGATAGCAGGTAACGCACCTTGTTGCCATAATCGCGGAGAAACACGAGATACAAAAAGTCGCGGCGGTCTACTTATGACTACGACTGGCGGATTCAACTATCACTGTTTTAACTGCAACTTTAAGGCAGGTTGGGCACCTGGGCATCTTTTATCTAAAAATACTAAAAATTTATTTAGATGGTTAGGAATGCCCGATGAAGAAATAGACAAACTGTATTTTTATACGATCAAAAATAAGTCAGATCAAATAAAAGAAGATAAAGTTTTAAATTTTAATCTCAACGAAACAACACTACCCGAAAATACTAAATCTATTGAACAATGGTCTAAAGAAAATTGTCAAGACCCACAATTACTTGAGATAATTAAATACATCATTGATGAGCGAAAATTAAATTGGGACTGGTATCCGTGGCATTGGTCCATAGAAAACGGATATCGAGATCGTGTAATCATACCGTTTTATCATGATAACAAAATAGTCGGTTGGACTGGAAGAAAAATAACCGAGGGTAAACCAAAATATCTTACACATGCTCAACCAGGATATGTGTTTAATATTGATAAACAAATATATTCCAGAGATTATGTCATAGTAGTTGAAGGACAGTTTGATGCTATAGCCATCGATGGCGTAGCAATAATGCATAATGAACCAAACGAAGTACAATGCATTAGAATTAATAGATTAGGTAAACAAGTAATAGTGGTTCCTGATCGAGATAAAGCAGGAATAACAATGATAAATGCAGCATTGAATAACAATTGGACTGTCAGCATGCCGCCCTGGGAAGACGATATAAAGGATGTAGCAGATGCTGTAAAAAGATACGGAAGACTTTATACTTTAACTTCTATATTAACACATAAAGAAACTAATGAACTAAAAATTCAATTAATGAAAAAAAAATTAGAAAATATTCATGCAAAAATTTAACTACAACTTAGAAACACAAAAAATATATTTAGAAATGTTTTTGTCTGATGCAGAAACATTCTTACGCTGTCAAAACATTTTTGACCCTGAAAACTTTGATAGAAAATTACAATCTACGGCAGAATTTATTAAAAATTATGTAGATCAGTATAAAGTAATGCCAGATGTTGAAATTGTTAATGCTACTTGTGAAACCAGTTTACAAAATATAAAACTACCTATTGAAAATTATGATTGGTTACGAGACGAGTTTGAACAATTTAGTCGTCATAAAGCATTAAATCGTGCAATATTGAAATCAGCCGATCTTTTAGAAAAAGGAGAATATGGCCCGGTTGAAAAATTAATTCGAGATGCTATTCAGATTAGTTTGAATCGAGACATGGGCCTCGATTACTTTGAAGATCCTAGAGCACGTTTAACTAAACTTAAAGACGGTAATGGTCAAATTAGTACTGGTTGGCCTAGTATTGATAAAAAACTCTACGGTGGTTTTAATCGAGGCGAACTTAATATATTTTGTGCAGGATCCGGTGGAGGAAAATCTTTATTCTTAGCAAACCTTGGCGTTAATTGGGCATTAATGGGATTAAACGTTTTGTATCTAACCTTTGAACTTAGCGAAGGATTAGTTGCAATGCGTCTTGATAGTATGATGACTGGAATTTCTACTAGAGAAATTTTTAAAAATATCGATGATGTAGAACTTAAGGTTAAAATTATAGGAAAAAAATCAGGAAGCATTCAAGTTAAATATATGCCTTCGGGTAAAAATTGTAACGATATAAGAGCATATCTAAAAGAATATCAAGTTAAAAAAGGTGTAAAACCTGACGTTATTTTAATAGATTACTTGGATCTTATGATGCCATTGAGCGTTAAGGTTAGTCCCAGTGATCTGTTTGTTAAAGACAAATATGTATCCGAAGAAATAAGAAATCTTGCGATGGAAACACAATCGATTACAGTTACAGCAAGTCAGCTTAATAGATCAGCAGTAGAAGAAATTGAATTCGATCATAGCCATATATCTGGAGGTTTGAGTAAGATTATGACTGCTGATAATGTGATTGGTATCTTTACCAGTCGAGCTATGAAGGAACGCGGTAGATATCAAATTCAATTTATGAAAACACGTTCTAGCTCAGGTGTGGGACAGAAAGTAGATTTAGAATTTAATATGGAAAGTTTGAGAATAACCGATCTGGGCGAAGAAGAAAATACTAGACCAGAACCTCAAATAGCATTGAATACATTGAAAAGAACTAGTACAACTAATTCTCCTGCTCCTGCTCCGACTAAAGCTGCAACAAATATACGATCAATTTTAGAACAACTTAATCAAGAAAAAGATTGATTGATCCAACAACGACTTTGCATTTGAGCACTGTTTTCCATTACTCGGGTCCATTGTGCTTCACCATCATAATTAAAAACTAACGAAGAATTGACCCGGGAAACTTCCCATAAATGATCCTGAACATCAACATCAGGATCTAAATTGAAAATTTGCTCTTTTAATGTCTCCATGTCCCAACGCCAACTGCCTACACATGCTCTATATAATTTTGGACCCTGATTACCACATAATGCACTTAATATACTGAGATCGCTGGTAATACCTATACAATTATCAACTGTTATCGTACTGGGTCCAGTCCAATCTAAACTATGAACAAAATGCATACGATTTGAACCTAATACACCACCTTGATATACATTATCCTGTATTATCTTCTCCGCACTTTCAAAACCTAGGTTAGATACTATACGTTTTAAGTTTATTCCTTCGAGTCTACGGTTTAATTGCAATCCTAATACACTATTATCAATTTGATGAAATAATAGTATAACTCCTTTGTATAAAGAATCTCTTGGATTTTTAGGATTACCGCCTAATAATAAACCACGACCCCATACCTCAGTAGTATCAATCGAAAATATATTTGAATTAGAAACAATATTACTCATCATATTACTATTTAACATAACCGATTTCATATATGTAAATTAACTAATCTTTTTTATTTAAATATAATCATATGTTGAATAAAAAAGATTATATACCAAAAAACCTACGTAAATCCATAATTGAAAGAGATGGATATTATTGTGTATATTGCGACGATGATCTTAAAGATCAAGAAATACACATAGATCACGTAATACCCGAATCTCGAGGCGGTACAACAACTAGAGATAATTTACAGGTTACTTGTCGTAAATGTAACTTGTCCAAAGGTACTTTGTCAGAAAAAGAATTTACAGATAAACTTAGAACCCGAGCTTTGAATATTCTTTCCCGTTTGGGATATAATAATTAAACAGCAGGTAATGCCGGCGGAGGATTTTCTTCACTGTCATCTTTTTTGTCTTTTACTACAGGACGAGGTTGATCGAGCATCCAACCAGTATTGATAAATTTACCCAATTTTGTAATTTCACGATCTAAATTATACTTCATAATTTTACTGTCATCTTTTGCCATTAATTCTTCGTCTTCTGAATTGGTTTTTATATAATTTTCTATGTCTGATTTTTGTGCGGTTAATGCAGTTACTAGGTCGCGATAAAGATATGGAAAACGTTGTTTTATATAATCTCGATCAGGCGGCAAATCGGCAATATTCATAAAATTCACAAATTGAGTATCCTCTTCCCTCGATGCATCAAATTGATACCGCTCTTTTCCTTCGATCTGTCTAGTACCTTTTTGAATACTGACCTCAGGAGCGTCATACGGAAATAATTGAAATAGCATTGATCTGTTTGCATAGGTAAAATAATAACCACCAGTATTATCACTACCAGATGTACACCAAGTTGTTCCTTGCCCTAAAAAGATATTTGATGAACGATTTAACGTAATATAAATCTTATAATCCTCATTATCAATTAACTTCCAAGCTCGAATACTCTTTTTCATGGCCATAGCCTTCATCTTTTCATTATAATCCGACAAGGCTTGCTCATAATGATATACAAGATATTGACCTAGATCACGTATACTTTTAAAAATAGGAAGATTTTGATGTAACGGATCCAATAGATTACGCTTCTTCAAGTAATCATATTTGGATAGATTCATACCCATCGTGCCATTGATATCTTCCCAAGTATGACCGCCAGAAATATATTTGTCAACTATCCAAGGTACATATTGGCCATTTTTACTGTATGGGATCCCTTCATACCCTTGCTTTTCTTTGTTGTCCAACTGAGTTAAAAACCACTCAACTAACGCTCGATCATCTATTTTTTCAGCAGTAACAGAAAATCTAGGCTCAAATCCTCCGGGATTTAACCGAGCATCACGACGTATGCGACGCGCTAAATCAGGAACCAATTTTTGATTATTAATAACCGATTGGCTACCTTTGGTCAATTGAACATTTTCATATAAAAAAGATTCAACTAACCTGATTAATGATCTGATGTTACTGCTATCCATATTCTTTTAATATGCTGATCTGATTAAATTTGTTTTTATGGCAGACATTAATCCTTGCATAGTCGACGGAGATAACTTTGTCAATAACTGATCAAGATATATATCTTGCGATACTTTTTCTTCAGCCGCAGCATCGTTAATTGAACGATTTAACAATTGAACTACTGGACTGTTAAAATCACTTAAAGATATCGCACCTTGTTTATTTATGGATACTAATATAGCATCTACCTTCTTTGCCATATCGGTCCACTTACCGACACGATCATATGCTCCAGCTTGAATGGCATCTTGAATTTCATCTCGTATGTCTAATAACGCCACATTACCGATACGCTTCATCAAAGGCTTTATAATTGGAGTGAGCTTTGTGAAAAGTTCTTGCTTTGCAGACATAGCACTTCTAATAACTTTTTCAGCAGGCTTTCTGCCTGCAATCTTTTCACGCTCAATACCACCGTGAGAAATCCCCACTTCACGCCCAGCACCTGGCGAGTAATTTTTGACAAAACCCTTGTCTTGTTTACGTCCTAACTCACTAGTACGACCCTTACTGATATAAATTGCTTGCAATTTTCCAATTTGATTGGCTAACGATTGAAAAATGTTATAACCAGTCATTGGCTCTATTTTACCGGGCACTCCACCACGAGCTTTCATAATGGTAGGATCAACTTCAGTCTTAACTTCCTCGGGGTTACGAATTAACTCAGGATCAATCTGCTCACCATCCCTGAACGCAATTATTTGATAACGCAACGTATTATCCCTTGCAGGATCGTACACTCGATTAGACTTGCTAGCTTTTTCTTCTCCACGAAGAATGTCTTCTTCATACGGCTTAATCCCAGCTACACCACGCTGTGCTGTAATAATTATAAACTGATCTGGATGATTCTTGAACTCCGTCCACATTACACGCTGATCCATGGGATGCTCTTCCCAATCAGCAACATTACTTAATCGATGACGCGCATGCATCCAACGCACTAAATATTGACCCGACGGCGCATCTCCGATTAACTTACTTAACGTGCTTTCTTTGAGCAAATGTCGATAAACCGCTTGCCCAATACTTTCCTCTAATTGAACACTCTTACGATAATTGTCCAACCCTTCACGTAAATACTTGACCATACTTTGCTTTGTTTTCATATTACTTTCTCTCGCTATCCTTGTTGTCGGCTCCCCACCGATTACAGCATCACTTTCGGGAAAAGCATATATGTATACACCCGCAAAATCTCGAATTACATGAAATCGAATCCCACGAGCACTATACTCCCTTACTTCCGGACGATACCCAGGTATGGCAGCTCCATAATCCATCTCAACTTCACCACGGTCCTCACCATGAGCACGTAACCACGCCGCAACAGCTGACATCTCCGCAGCACTGTTTGGCCCTTGTCCATTTACATTGGCTATGGTTAATATGTCCTCCAACGGGGTGCGTGTGAACATCCTGAATATCTGACGTCCCATCCCCCTGATCGCACGCTGCATATACCCGGGCAAATTATTGATGGTACTCCACTCTGGCATTAATCGGCCACCCTCGGCCCTTATGTCCCTGTTTAACACTTGCGGTACATCACGCATACTACGAACTACTACTTCATCATTCCCCTGACGAATATCTAACCCAGCCCTACGTGCAGCTTCTGCATCATCAATCTCATCATCTTGGTCACGGTTGATAACATTTAACATCCTGCGAATTTCATCATTGGCACCGATATTACTTACCTTAGAACGCGTCTTTGCTCCAGATGCCCGCGCTAAATCATCAATCCCATTAATGTCATCACCATTACCCTGATCATCACTTCGGTTATCACTTCGGTTATCACTATTAGGCACACTGGGCAAATTACGATTGTCACTACTACCGATTTCATCATCGATATCATTTAAGAAATCAAACGGAGAATCTACCTTGTCCTTGACATCGACTTTTCCATCTTTTTTCTTGCTATTGTCATCAAATAATAAACTGTGCATGATATAAATGTTAAACTCCGAAATTTATACAATATTTATACTCTATTTATATTTTTCACTACCACCCATGCCCCTCTATATACATACTATAAAAAAATTTTGCAAAAAAAATTTTGAAATACGATTTCTACCACTACCCAAGAATTTTATATACACTATCAAAAATTTTGCTGCACAATTTTTTAAAGGTCTGGAGATCTCGGCCCCAGGTGATACAGTCTAACCCATACTGGATTTTGAGGCTTTGAGAGAGATTTGGCAAGCCAAAAGTTGTATTTTTACAACAGTGCTATATACTACCCCTCCCCCCTGTGGGGTCCTAGCCCCTCCTGCTTGTCTCCGGTAGCTGCCACGCCGCCCGTGGGATTCTGCACTAATTTTTTAAAACCCCACGACTTATTTTATTACGGTATGACAAGGTGCTGTCCTGCCATGGGGTTCAATAGTGTAGTGTTTTAGTATGCTATTATAACATGCCCCAAGTAGTATGTTATAATAGCGCACAAGTAAACAGTAAGCAGTAGTGTGACTATACACAATTGGACCCACATGAGCTAATGTTATTCACAAGTGTTGTAGCTTGGGGTAGTAATAGTGTAGTGTTTTAGTGTGTTATTGCTTGCGTGTGTGTTTTTTGCTGTATACTTGCACTTGCTGCAACAACGCAGTGCAACGCAAACAGTACGCAACATGCCAAAACTTACAGCACAGCAAGCACAGCAAGCAATTGCTATGCATGCAAACTCCCACACAATAACTGCACAGCAAATTACTGCTGCCCTTGGGAACGCTAGTGTTACTTTCGCGCAACTTTTGTACGTTACGCAAGTGCAACTAGCAGCACAGCACCGGGGCCAGTGTATACAAAAAGTTACAAGTGCAAATGTAATTTTGTGCAGCAACGTAACAGCAACGTCCCGTGTGTATGCGCGCAAAGTGCAGCGTAGTGCGTTGGGGTATGCACAAAACGCAGCAGCAGCAATCGCAGCATTTACAGCACAACAAAACTACTACACGCACACCCCATGCTACAGCGTTGTGCAGCATGCACAGCACGCTGAGAAGTTGTATTTGTATGCACTCTACAACACTGCAAGCAGTGTATACATGCACAATAATGCTGTTGTTAGCAAGCAACAAGTAGCGCTGTATTGCACCCCAAGTGCAGCAGCAAAATTGTTGCAAGATGGGAGTGAGGTACATAACAAAACGCACAACATAGTGCATAATGTGCATGTGCGTACAATTGCACTTAGCAATTTAGTGCATATGCGTGTGCGTAAGCAATTGCTTACAGTGTAACGCAGGACCCCATGTATAGCACACGCAGCAGTTGTGTGCTGGTGCGTGGGGTTCGCTGCTGCCCCACGCAGGCTACTATGATACAGCAGGTGATTGTTGAGGGGTTTGCCCCACGCGAACGCCGTCGTAAATTTAATTTTGAGGTTTGGGGTTAGCCCCACGCTAGCTGCATCGTGTGCATTTAGCTGCCCGTGGGGTTATTAACCCTAAGGGTAGTAGGGTTATTGCAGAAATTGCTATGTGGTGTTATACTGATTTGAGTGTTAGGAGTAGTCATGTTTCTCGTGCCCGCAAACACCGTAATTCAAGTGCAAGCACCGAAAAGCTTGCATCATTTCAACTGGTGTGGGTGGATTTCGTATACCACGCCTGCGGATCGGCTCTACGAGAAGGAGGATGTGTGGGATCCTGTTGCGCTGCATTATCGAATTGATGTACCCCAGTGGATTGCTCGAAACGTACTGGAACACAATCGTGTGGTGATTCATTGCAAGGGTAAGTATGCTCTTGTCCTGCCCAAAGACATTCGTTACTTGGATTAAAAATTATGCCAACAACCCCTTGTCGTGTGCTTGTTCGAGCGACTCTAGTAGTGCGGGACGTTTACATCTGTCGTAAATGCGACGCTCGTCAGACAGGCGAAGCGTACTCTGTAGAGACCAGTGACCCGTTGCATACACTCTCTCAGAACCTCCCGAAACCGCGTTTCATGCCTGTTGGCTGGGCAAGCTATCTCGACGGGTTTGATTGCCCTAACCATCACTAATTCGTTAATAATTGAACTGTAGGTGGTTTACAGCGGGGTTTTCAGCCCCACTACGAACAAAAGAAACCCACAGAACCTGCGCATGGGGCCCCACTACGAACAAAAGAAACCCACAGAACCTGCTTGTGGGGTAGGTTCACTTTCGCCCCACTACAAGGAGTATGGAACCCAGTAATGTTGTAGTGAGGCCTTAGTGTAGTGTTTTAGTGTGTTATTGCTTGCGCTATGTATTTGTGTGCTATACTACTCACAGCAACAAAGAAAGCAAACTATGGCGAAATTTGTATACAAGCAGACACAAACTTTTTATTTGCACATAGATGCAGACACGCAAGAGGAAGCAGACGCTATTGCGGAAAAAACGGAAACATATGCAGACGACGTATCTGCTACAGAGTTAACCGGCTGGGAGTTAGAGCTCCCCACTAATAGCTAACTGGCAACTGATGCAGCTGACATGGGGTTTGCCCCACAGGATGCGCCCAGTTGCCTAAGAAAGCTGCCCTGGGGTCCTTGTGCCCCACTTCAGGGTTTCGATTCTTCGTCAACAGGTCCGTCGTTCACCTCACGGCAGTGAGCCAGACAGGCTTCAAGATTTTTCAGAGCCTCCTCCGGGGTGCTGATGCCAAGAGATATGTTCCGCACCCATTGAATACCGTTTGTGGCCATATCTGCCCACTCGTTTGCGGCGTGCTGCCAATTCTTTCGCTCCGGCTGCTCTAGCGCGGCGCGGAGGGCAAAACCGGCGCGCCTGCACTTGTCGCTTTGTGCTTTTGGCAAGAGCATTTGCAAAGACTCATCCAACGCTTCCAGCGCCTGATTAACAGCAACTATCAACTGATCCATGTTTCACCCCTCTTCAAAAAAGCTGATGTTGTCGCCATACATCTTTTGCCAGGTCAAGGTCCAGGGTATAGACCGCCATCACCAAGCAATATAGCCCCAAGGCAACGTAGTAGAACGGCATCAACAACAGATTCCACAGTATGCGGACAGGGTTATGCAGTCGCATCTGATTCCAGTACCAACCACGCTTGTTGATTTCGAACTTGCCCACTTTTAAGTTCATGTGTTGCCTCTATTGCCTATGTGTGCAGTATAGTTGATCCTGTGGTAGAAGTCAAGACCTTTGCAGCGGGGTTTATATATGCAAGGCCTCTACAGCGGGGTATTGCCGCTCAACTGCTCTTCAAGAAATCCGAAAGATGTCTCATAGACATACTGAGGAACGCGACGGAGCAAATAGCCCATGCACAGGCTGCTTCTTTGTTGCCTTCGCGGTATGCCGATACCCCAACGCCGATGAAGCACCCGGCAAGGATCGATCCTGCGATAAACATGAACAATGACATTGTAGTTCCTTATTCCTGTGTTGCGATATGAGTACTATAGCAAATGCCGAAGACCCTGTCAACCGAAAGGTTATTGCCGTCGCATCCTGCCCCACACACGAGCAAAGAAAGTCTTAGGTTCTTGTTGCGGGGCCCACCATGCACCCTCTTCACCGCAGGATGTACGAATTGATGGGCCGGGCGTCCTGTGAGTAGTACAGAAGATCCAGTGATAAGCGATCTTGCCCGTGTCTGCATCGATCCAGTCGATATTCTGTGGGGCAAGGCATTGCTGTGTTTGATGATGACGGCAAGTGGAACAGTCGCGTGACATACAGTTTTACCTCACTCCGGAATCAGTTTGGTGCCACTGTGCAGGTAAATCTCTGCCCCTGGACGACACGTCCACACAGCAGCTTCGAGTATCTCAAAGATGAGCTTCGTCTCGAGGGGTTGATTCACGCTGCGATAGTGACGAAAATGACCCTTCGTTTGGCAGATGATCATCTGTGCCGTATGATTGTCGACCTTCATCAGTGAGATGCCGTTTTCGTCTCGGATCATGTAATTCATAATATAATTCACAGCCGACTCCTTTGTGTTACACAATACCGATATGTTAACACTGATCAAAAACCCTGTCAATTCAACGGGCTTTTAGATAAGACCCCGTTCGGCGAAACTGACAACCGAGTTGCCTACGACAAAGTGATCCAAGACTCGAACATCCACCAACTGTAGGGATGACTTGAGGGTTTGTGTCAAGTATTCATCTGCTCGCGAAGGTTCTGCTGAGCCTGAGGGATGATTGTGTGCAAGCACCACAGCAGCTGAATTCAGCAGGATAGACTCGCGTACTACCTCCCGAGGGTATACACTGGTCTGCGTTAGTGTCCCGCGGAACAAGGTGCGAGCTTCGATCAAGCGATGATGAGCATCAAGGAACAACACAGCAAACTCCTCACGACCCTGCTGCGATGCTTCGGCGAAGTAGAGTCTGAGGTAATCTTTGATGCTCACAGGGCTATCGAATATCGGTCCCGTGCGAACACGAGCCGACAAGATACGTAGAGCCTGTGCTACGATGTCCTCATCGGTTGACGATGAGTGGTTGACAACGTACACAGGGGGATCACACGACTGAGCAGTTGTCATGCTGTTCCCCTTGCGATTATCGCTTGATGTTCTTCTTGCTCTTCTGAGGAGCGCGGGATTGTTCGGCGAACGTGGCCGGTTTGGTTCCCACTGCGTGTTCTGCGGCCCAGATCAACACAACCTTGTCCTTCTCGGCTTGGAGTTTCCGTTGATTCTCGGGGAGCATGTATGCAGGCATGGCTTGACGGGTTTTGGACACGATTTGGGTTCCTTGTTGTTGAGCGAGTGATTAGATTATAGCAGGGTCTCAGTAAAATACAAAGACCCTGCTATGTGTACGGATTTAGGCCATCTCCGCTTCACGTGCAGCAGCACGGGCACGAGCCTCACGCTTACGGATCGCATCGGGCGTCATGCTCAACGTGCGAGCGGGCTTTGCAGCAGGTGCAGCAGGCGCAGCAGCAACGGGCGCAGCGAGCACAGCAGCTTCAGCGCGGTCCCAGTTGGACTTGATGTAAGCACGCGCCAGTTGACGTGCGAAGCCGAGGCCCATCACTGCCGGGATGACGGACACTTGGTCTTGTCCGTTGCTCTTAGCTGCGGCGATAATATCGCGCACACGTTGGGCCTTGGAGTTCTTTTGCAAGGTATTTGCCATTTCTGTTTCCTTTCACTGCAACATCGCAGTACTAGTAATGTAACACAGATCAGAAACCCTATCAACCGACAGGGTATTCTGATTTCAACGCTTTTGGCGCTTGGTCTTCATTTCGCGATTGGCCTCAGAACGAGCAGCCTTGTTCGCAGCCGCGCGGCGCTTGCGAGCCAGTTCCAGCATGCGCTCTTGGGGATCATCCTCCATCGCCATGAGACCCATAGTAGCACGAAGATCGTTCGCTTGCTTCCGATTCATCTCAACTCCTGAGTGGCTACTGCAACTTCGCAGTATCAATAATGTAATAGGATTGAAAAACCCTGTCAATCACTTGGATATAGTTTTTTCTGTGTTACAACGATGTATGGCGTTAGCACCAAAAAGAAACCATATCAACCGATCGGGTATTACCCCATTCTGCTCGATCACTGGGCCTTCTTCGCCTTTCGTGGGGATGGCCCCACGTTTCGTCGTCCTGGTTCTTCTGCGATCGTGTGGGGTTCTACAGCCCCACAAAACGATACCCAGTGGACCTAGATAGGACATGGGGTAACAAACCCCGTGAGAAGATCACCTAGTGAACCTAAGTGATCAGTGAGAGTGATGTGATGATCTAACCACTATGAAAGTGGTTAGATGATGTGGTTAGGTTTGGAGTTGGAGTTGTTCCAACTTTGCCATAATCTCTGTGTAGAAGATTTGATATTTGACCATACGGGCGATATCCTTTTCAGTAATGCCCTTGAGTCTACGGATATCTGTGTTGTGACGTAGATCCGCAAGTTTTACACGCATAGCATCCACGTTTGCAAATACAGTTTGTTTGTATTCGTCGTAGGTCTGTCCGGGCTGTTTAGTCAAGGCTGTTATGCCCTTGATTACACGTTCAGTGATTCCTGCTTCACGCAAGTCCTTATATGTAACGTTGGTATCTTCAATGACATCGTGCCCCAGAGCAATGCTCATGAGTTCTTCGTCATCCGTCTTAAGATAGTGCATAACCTTAAGGGGATGGAGGATATAGGGGTTGCCACCCTTGTCGTATTGTCCAGCATGAGCATTAGTGACTATCACCAACATCTTGCCTAATAGTTCGCCTTTTTTCATAGTTGCCTAATTGTTGTACAGCGGGGTTTATATATGTAAGAACCTTACAGCGGGGTATTTACGTTCTTGCTATATACATACTTGTAGTATATTGCCATCACAGTGTAGTGTCAAGAGACCAACCTTCTATCTCAAGTTCTTCCACAGCTTGGTTAAATAGATCTTCCCAAAAGTGTACACTTTCTGCTACCCTAATATCTTTCTTTCTTTTTGAAAGATGAGTTCCTTTTTGGTATACGATCCACACATGATTTTCGCAATAGCTACGATTAGGCACAGTGGGATGTGTACAACCCTCTCCATGTCCTATCCAAGTACAAGTTTTCATTTCCCCTCCTCCAAGATTCTGTCAATGTCACGACGTTCCTTGGGGGAAGCATTCTTGTAATATTGTATACCGACCATGACTCCATTACGATAAGCAATGAATTCTAATACTAGAACGATAGCTAGAAAAGAAAGGATCAACCACCAATGAGTGCCTGTGGGGTCAACAGCATAAGCCATTAACCCTACACAAGACAACGCCGCAAGTTTTTGTAACCAAGTATTAATCATGTGCGACGCATAACTGTAGTCTTTGCCATAGCTTGCCAGTTTTCTGGAAATGCTTCGCGTAAATCTGCAACCTTCAGGATTGTTCTCAATGACAGTTCTCGGAGATTGTCTTGATTACCTACTACAAATTCGACTACTTCGTCCTTGGCAATATCGGATAAACCATCTCGATCATCTAACATTCCATCATCGACTACTTGTTTAATTCTTAGCATTCTTTCTCGAGTTGTTGACATCTCGAGGTCAATATAATGACAACGTGATTCTAATGCTTCGAGGTGGGCACGAATCTTTTTACTACGAACAAGATCAAACTTAATATTGGTGATAAAAATGGCACTCCCACTGAACTCAAATCGGTCCGGAATGCCTTCTGAACGAAGAATACGACTATCGGTGTTCCATGCGATCCATCTTCGTTTACTCGAATCCAGTGCTCCTTTGAGCAAATTCAACGATAATTCATCCATAAGGATATCGTCACAGTCATCGAAGACTAGTACGTTCTTAGGCTTGGAATATTCGTAGAGTTTAGAATAAAGGCCGATTGCCGATGAAGCACCCTTGACAATCTCGTATCTGGGTTTCTTTTCGGCGATGGTATTGAATAGATCGTCTTTTTGGAGCACTTCTTCTACTCCAAAACTCTTGCCCACACCCGGTGGACCACTAACGATCATAGCACGAACAATGCCTTGTTTTACAGCCTTGGTCATGTCTGTGAGGATTTGAAATCTCTCACGTAATCGATCAATGATTTGTTGATCGGTTTCTCTAGCTACTGCTAGTTCTCTCTGTTTGATTGCATCCGAATCAAATTCGAGAATTGTACTGCCTTTATCTGCTTTCGATGGTCTACCCATTAAATTACCTCCGATTGGTTATAACATTTGTGTATTATAACCTCTCGGGGGTATTAAAGTCAATCGCGTTCTCGTCCAAGTCGATTTTGTATCAATGCTTTTCGGCGTTCTTCCCAATCACGATCTTCTCTGGTGGGTTTGGGTGCAGGCTTGCGACCACTGACAGTAACAGGTTCATCATTTTGGATGTCCAGGGAATCCTCGTTGTCAAAATCGAGGTAATCATCTGGGTTAATACGCGGCACTTTCTTTCTCCTTTGGGTTTTAAATGTTTGGCCTGACTGGAGGGATTCGAACCCCCGACCCACGCCTTAGAAGGGCGTTGCTCTATCCAGCTGAGCTACAGTCAGACATTGATCTTATTATATGGTGGATTTATTTATCCGTCAAGATTCTGACTTAGTGATACTCGGCTTGAACAAAAACGAACACAATATCGAAATCCCCCAAGCCTGTAGCCAGGTAATTTCATTCACACCGGTGATTGCACCGACCAAAGCTTTGTTCCACAACCACCAAACGGGCAATGACAACACTGCACTGAGCAGCACACCGATAATAATCGTGCCAATGAAAACCGTTACTACGTTCATGTTCAAACTCCAAACAGAAAGTAATCCAACTCAACAGTCAGTTGAGCACTCTTTTGTTCTTCTGCAATCTCTTGCAGTTCAGCGTTGGTTTCCTGTTCAACACCTTCAACGAACAAAGCCCACAAAGAGTCATGACGTTCTTCGACGCTATTACGCTTTACAAATGCAATATATTTCATATCGACTCCTGTGTGTTACTGTTCTTGCAGTTTATGCTCGAACAAAGACCCTGTCAACCAATCGAGTATGTTTCGCCGCGGCGCACGCCAATCTTGTCCAACAGTTCCTCGTTCGTTATGCTCAGCCGGCAAAGTTCCACAGCGGCCTGATCCATCTGGGCCAGTGTCACGCCCGTGTGGTCTTGCCGCTTCCGGGCAGGCCACGAATACGTACCAATTCCATTGTGTTCTCCTGTGTTTGTAAAGCCCGCCGAAGCGGGCTGGTTCATGCTTCGATCAACCGTTCCAGCAGCATGCAAGGGTCGAAGGTTTCCCACGGCCCCGCCGCCTGTGCCACCGTCACCACCGCACAGCGCTGACCCGCGCCGGCCAGCGCCGCCCACGCCGCCGCCGCCGCCGTCTCCGCCGCCTCCGCCGCCTCCGCCGCCTCCGCCGGCCAGCGCCGCTTCCGCCGCCTCCGCCGCCTCCCTCGCCGCCTCCGCCGCAGCCTTTGTGCGCTCGGTGGTCATGGTCCGCCATTCACGGCCAAACCCGTGTTTGTCCGCCAACGGTTGGAGCGTAGGCAACACAGCACCCCACATCCAATCCAAAATTATGGCTAGGCGTTCCTTTTCCTTCGCCCGCCCTGTACCCGCTGCGCGTGGCAGCAGAGACTTCCAACGGTCGGAGTTGCGCATGTTGTCGGGCATGGAATCTTGTACTTCGATGATCCACTTGCCGATTACCTTGGACATGCAATCCGGGATATCGTCGGTGAGTTCTCCGGTCAAGGCGAGATTGATTGCGGCGATGGAGCATGCCGCCTCTTCGTTGCCCAAGCCCGAAGGCAGGGTCATGCCGGCCAGCTTTGCAGCGATGGCGGTGTGTTGTTCAAGTGTGATAGTGCTCATTTGGTTTCTCCTGTGTCTCAGTGTGTGTACTATAACAGAGCTCAAAGACCCAGTCAAGTCCGATTAAGGTGGTTTAGGAGTGCGTCTGCGGGCGTGTCGCACGGGTCGCTCCAAGGGCTTAGGTCTTCGATCACGTGGCAGATTACGATACCATCGGGATCTAGGATCTCGCGAGTGTAGATTTTGCCCGAAGTGTAGTCTTCTACAAGATCGCCTTTGGTGTACATTTCTTGCTCCTATCGTTTCAATGTATGTACTATAACAGAGCTCAAAGACCCAGTCAATCGACGGGTCATTAAAAAAGACTTAGTATGTCCCCACACTAAGTCTTTGCCTGTCGGATACAGTATTAGTGGGGTTTAGACCAAACGTCCTGCACGACTTCCGGTGACATCACGTGCGCTGATTCTGTATGCGCTACGACCTTCGGTGTTTGTATTACGTTGAACACGTAGGCCAACACTGCGTAGCTCGCTCATGCGAGCACGTAGATTCATGATGCCAAATGTTGAACGAGCTTGTGCTGCACTGAGAGTGCGGCCTGTACCACGCAAGTATTGCTCGAGAAATTCATTCTGCGTGACTGTTAGTGTTGTAAAACTCATTTTGTTTTCCTTAATCAGAACTGCTTTTAAACAGTTATAATTAAGTATAAACAAAGTGATTAGGTATTACAACTCTCAATCTTACCAAATTCCGTATTTAAATTCCTTGTTTACATAGTGCTCAATCAACTTACGTTGACACGATGTAATCAAGTCGCCATCATTATCCAGTACAATGAATCTCACTGGACAAGTTCCCCACCCGCCTGTGCGGAGGAAGGCAGCAAACCATTTGCGATGTTCCTTGTTCGATGGATCAAACGAAACAAGTGGCCTGGAAAAGAAAGACAGTCTGCTCATAATTCCATGCTGTAGTTATTGTAGGTCGGGACGCTTTGATAACAAAGTCATTTAAGAATACGCTTCGGTGCGACTCTCCCAGTGCCTCACACGGCAGGGGGTATTTAGAACGGAGCGTCTTCGAGAGCAGCATCCGCCTTGGTGGCAGTTGCTTGCTCCTTGGTCACCGTGCTCTTGGGCGCAGTCTTCTTCGGAGCAGTCTTCTTGGCAGCAATGCCTTCCAGGGTGGGTTTGGCCTTCTTGGCCTTGGGTTCCTTGGCAACCTTGGAATTCCGTTTGTCGTCCTCTGCAAGCAGTGCGGCATGCACTTCACGATTGGTGACACCATCCTTGGTTGCGAAATCGATGCTGAGCATGTATGCCACAGCAGCCTCTTTGGTCATCGGCTCACGCAATTCGATGAGGTCGATATCGGTATGGCCATTCTTCTGCAGGACCTTGACACGGGTCATGTCATTTGCAAAACGAACAGTCATTTCACCATTGAGGCGGCTCACTCCGGCAATCGAAAAAGTTTTATCAGTCATATCATCTTCCTTTCTGTGTATGTGTAAGTTGACCTGCTTTCGCAGTGTTATTATTATGCAGTCAATTGAATATTCTGTCAACCAGAAGTTGTGTTGCTTTTAAGTAACATCAAAAGCTACTCTGTCCAAAATATCTTGCACAGGTAGATCAGGTGTTTCCCACACTTGTGCAGTCAGTTCTTGTTGGAAACTTAGCAAGGTTCCATCACTAAGCCGCAAAGCATTGACTACAGAGATTCGATACTCGGGTTCGAGTGAATTGATCATCGTATTGATACGGACATCAAGAGCGGTCATTTTCATCCTTATCCAAACGAACAAAAGCATAGACTACGGCAGAAATGAAAATTCCCAGTCCGAGTCCTATTGCTAGAGAAAGAGCGTCAATTTCCATCATGACTCCTGTGTATGTTGTACAAAGTATAACAGGGACATAAGTCCCTGTCAAGTACAGAAGCCTCGTTGGCTTACGGGTTTTTACGAGGGCGCCCACGTTTGCGCGGTTGGGTAACCTCAACTTCTGCGGATTTGTCATCGTCGTTGTCGTTGTCGTTGAAAACACGACCCGCGATGTGACGCAACCCCCAAGTGAATACTTGTACAGTACCACCAGTAGAACTGCGATATTCTTGCAATGGCTTGTTCATAGTTTCCTTGTGAACTGTTTCAAAATGGGTTCAGCTAGATCCGTTGTCTGCACTTCATCGAATGCAGCGGCAATCATCAATTCATAGACCACTCTAGCCACATGGCCATATGTATGAATGATCTCCTGGACCTGCTCTATATTTTCAGCAGACCACAGGAGATCAGCGATTGCATGCTGTTGAGCCGTTGCCAGCTCAAGTTGCATTAGGCGAGGATCCCCTTGATGTTGTGCAAACCCACCATTACGACATGGCCGGGCTCGATTTCAACACCAATACCGCTCCAGGTGCTGTTGCCGAACTTGACCGTTCGCTTTTCCTTGACGATACCCACCTTGTGGCTCATGCCCACTCGTTCCTTGTTGAAACGACCGAGTTGAACAACGGTACCGGGTTGAACTGCTGCATACTTGACCATTTTGTGCTCCTTTGCTAGGTCAGTTGAAAAAACTTACTGTTCTTGCAGTTTAACAGAGTCCTAAAACCCTGTCAACCTACGGGTTATTGCGACATCTTGAAAACTTCTTGACGGAACTCGTTGAACGTGCCCACAAACGTGCCACGATAGCGATCGCTGTTCAAACGACCTTGTGCCTTGGCACGACCCAGTGCCTTGACAAAATTCTCACGCGAACTGCACTGGGCTTTGGCATAAACCACACCGCCGGGGATTTCCCTGTAGGCAAATGTGACACCGCCGAAATTGCTGATCTCATCCTTGTGATCCAGATTGCGAACGTGCATGAAATGAACTTTTTCCATATCAACTCCTGTTGTGTTTCAATGTGTGTACTATAACAGAGTTCAAAGACCCTGTCAACTTATCGGCTAAAACGCTGGATCACCTCAATCAGCGCAATAGCCAGATCATGTTCGTCACGCAATACCGCATCCGAAGCCAACTGGCGAACTTCTGCCAGCGTACCAACTTGCGTAACTTCGTGCACCAGAACACCGTTGCTACGCAGGACTTCGAGGTTATCCTTCAAAACCTTCTCAGCTGGGGCTGCACTATCGTCGTAATACGACGGGCGAGTGTCTTCCACACGGAAATGAACCAGTTGAGAACCTTGCTTCTCGGTGAGGTCCTTGGCTTCCTTGAGACCCAGGCCAGTCAGTTGACGCACAGCCTTGATCACACCCACACGATTGTAGTTTTGATGATCAGGAAAGATAATGTTGAAATGCTTGGAAATCATTTACGTTCCTTTGTGTTTCGCAGTGTCAGTATAATAACAGGATCCAAAGACCCTGTCAACTGAAGGTGTATTACTTCAAGGGTTCGTACGCTTGAAACTCGTGGATTTGAAACTTGAGTATTGATTTCTCAAGGATCCCCTTCGGGAAAGTGATGGTCGCGTCGTAGACACCTTGATCAAGGGTTAAGGATCCAAGGATATGGATTGACTTCCGAATAGATTTACAGAAGTCATGTGCTTCTTCAAGGGTGGGCTTCTCAACATAACCCTTAAATTCACCCAGAGAATTGATCACAGTGACATGGACTCGATAGCTCATTTCGGTTGCCCCTTACTGTTGTTATCCCCAATTGCCTGCATGACTCCTGGGGTCATGCACACCTCCAAAAGGCCACGCATCATGTTTGAACCATGCTGAATCGACTGATCCAGCAGTTCTTGATAGTCATGCTCGTATCGTTGCAATCGAGCATTTTCATGCTCCAGTGTTTCGATGCGATTCTGCATCTTGATGATCTGATAGGCGAAATCTACGACATTCATTTTGTCGCGGCTCCTTGCTGTTGATGTGTGTATTATGTGCTCAGGCGCACAACTAGCACTCGGGAACGCATCCACTGAGTGAACGAAGTGTCTCCATTTCATGGTAGAACACAATACGGGCTGCTTCTTCAAGAGTATAGTTCATTCATGATGTCACTGATCTCTGCATCAACGACTTCATCTTCATCATCTTCGTCATATCGAATGATGTCATTTGCACGAGCGAATTCCTTCACATCGTCCTCACTCATCCAACCCAACAGATCATTGATCAAACTATCCTTGTCCAATGCACCTTGTTCAACCATGTCCAAGAGGCGACAGGTATACTCACGAGTCCTTGCCATGATCTTCTCCTTACAGTGTTCTTAGATCAGTCTCAGGGATGAAACGATTGGGATGTTTTGCTTTGTAAGTTTGGATAAGAGTTTGGATCTTGTCCTTGACTTGTTGAACACGTTCCTGAAACATCATCAACTCCTGTTTGCTTACCATGACTCTAGTATAAGCTCGAACTAAAGCCAGAGCAACTGAAGGGTCTTTAGCGCATGAAACTGATGATGCCGTTGATTACTCCTGCACCTGTAAGCATAATGCTGGCTGCATTAACTACGATCTGTGCATTGATTTTGACCCGAATAGCCCATGCCAGAAAACACATTGTTCCCACAAAGAAACAAAATGTATTCCAAGGCCAAGTAGCGGGGCCTACACCGTTAAGTGCATGACCCACCAAAATGAAAACCGCACCAGTCCATTGCAGGATGGAATCGATTTGTTTGTAGGTTAGATGAATCATTTTTACTCCTGTCAAGCAAACGGATCAACGAAAACAGGATGAGACCATTCGTTACGACACATGAAATTCTCCTTATGGAGATCAAAAACAACTTTTTCGTAATCACCGTGTTCTTCGTCGATCTTCTTCAACAACTTGATTGCCCGCTTGAGATCCGAGTTAGGCTTTACGTCGAATCCAATGGACTTGGCAGTATCGAGGAATTTTGAATTGTCTGATGAGCATTCGGAATCCAGCCCGGCGACAACCAAAGGCTCGAACTCTCGCCAAGTTTTCTTAGGAAGGCGTCGTAGACGTTCCATAGCCACAACAAAGAGATCGTCGTTGTCGCTGCCTTTTTTAGCACGGATATACCGCACACCGTAAATCTTAGGAAAGAACGGATTGTGTTTGGATTCTTTGATGACCTCGTTGACAAAGGTCAAATAAGGAAAATTGTCCTCAATACTTCCGACCTTGTAAGCAATCTTCGAAGATTTCGAACCGAACACTTCGCCATAAATACCTGAACCGATCAAGCGATAGTCGCCCTGAAACTTTATCATCTCTTTTACAAAAGCATCAGGATTCGGAGTTTTGATGTGTTCGATTTTGATCATTTGTGTTGCGGGTTGTTAACTGCAATGAATGCAGTATACGACATCGACTATACCCTGTCAACTGTAGGGTTGTTTGGTAGGACCGGGGAGGTTCGAACTCCCGACAAACGGATTAAAAGTCCGCTGCTCTACCGACTGAGCTACGATCCCAAAAACTTAAATCTCCATCTCTCTGGCAACCTTAACAGCCTGAAGCATGGCCTTTGCAACGGCTTCCATCTCATTCAGAATTCCGAATCTAATGTAGACCGGGTCACTTGTAATCTCCTTCTCCTTATAGTGAAGTGAGATTTCGTCCCCACAATTGACCTCATACTTATAGTCAAGATCGGTAGACACAGTTATGGAAACGCTGTTCTCGATGCTCATGTTTAAGTCCTTTTCAGTTACCATATTGAAACACATTGCGCTAGTTCTTCTCTGTTTGTCCGCACTGCCTACGCACGGTAGAGTCAATGTGTTTCAATATGGTGCCAATACAGGCACCATGTGTATTTCAGTAATCTCCGAGATCGTAACGATTCTCGTACTCTGCATCAGGATCCGGATAATAGGCATCCTCGTCGACCGGTTCGTACTCGTAACGCTCATCGTGATCACGCTCCAGAGAATCGTGATGCACAAAATCAACATCGTCGTCTTCGAACATCTTCAACTCCTTCTTTGCTACAGTTTCAACAGTATAAGCTCAAACAAAGACCCTGTCAACCATTGGGTTGTTCATTCCGTCCCTGTTAACTAACGAATTCGACCATTTCATCGAGCTTACGGTTGAACTTCTTCATCCAAGCCTTGTAGAACTCGTGACCTGCATCCAACGACACATAATCGTCGCCTTGCATACCTTGCTCGCTGTACGCTACATCGTCGTCTGGCAGACCATGTGCATTGAGGAACTTTTTCAGTTCGCGTTTGAACAGGCTGTCAGTGTAGATCAAACCGTCTCTCTCGACATCCCAGGTATTGGTGTCAAAGTAGACGCGCAGTTCGCCGCATAGATCATCCGGAGAATGGAACGTGCTCAACCAACAATATGCTTTTTCCAACTGAATGTCGGTGATTGTCACAGCCTTCGCTTTTCTGCTCCAAAATCCGTCACCACAGGTGTTCAAAATTACCTTGTTCATTGCTTGCTCCTTGGTGTTTCGCAATATCAGTACTATAACAGGATCCAAAGACCCTGTCAATTACTGGGTCTTTACGCAAACCTTGCATAGGAACGAATTGCGGTATATTCTTCATACACCTCGGTGAACTGGGGAATGATCCCTTGACTCTTGCATGCATTCACGAATTCACCGGCATCACAGTCTTCTTCAAGATAGGCAAACTCGCCTTTGCGATATGAGTATGGGGAGATCTTGTGTCGAATACCCAATTGGTCGATCATGTTCATGGGTACTTCAATCCAACCATGACCCGGGTCAGAGATAAAACGAATGTTCATCAAGTGCTCCTTGTTGCAATGCAGATATTATAGCACCTCCCAAGGAGGTGCTATTAGTCGAACCCTTACCAACTGGAGCGGTATTCGAATTCCCACTGTTCATGCAGTGTAAGGCAATCGTCTATGATCCGGATGGTATTCTCCAAATCATCGAAGTAATGTTGATCGTAATCGGTGCTGCCGAAGAAGAATCCGTCGGCAGTGGGCAACAGTTCCGAAGCCCGCGCACAATCCTCCAACACCTGTTTGCAGAGCTCTTTGAGCGCTTCCAGTTGTCCACGACCCACTGGGTAACTGCCACAGTCGTCCTTGCCCTCCTGGACATTGCGTACAAACCAGCCGTGAACAGCATTGACCTTGCGCCAATAGCCTGCTTCGATGCTGACTTCTTTGACGGGAGAAGCATCGCCGAAACGACCTTTCCGATTTGCCAACTCAGGAAACACTTCTGCAATGAGCTTCATCTTAGCCTCATCTCCTTCGTGGAAATACTTGCTCATGTACCGCTTGGCATTCAAATACATATCCAGACCCATGATCTACTCCTTACTGGTTGCAATGTGTGTATTATGTGCTGACACTATGTCTGTGTCAAACACTTATTCAAAAACCCTAGTAAATCCTCGGATTTACCCTGCTTGTCGGATGAGAATCATTGTATAGGCTCCGGGGTTGAGTGGGTGGCCGTCAGTGCCGTGGCTTACTTGGTCATAACAACTCGGACAGAACGTCCCCGTGATGCCGTAGTAATTTCGCAAGTGCCACCACTGAGGTGACTCTGGCTGTCCAAACTCACGAGTATCGTGAGTACCACAATTGTTGCAAGTCATTGTGATTGTAAACATGATGCTCGAAACTCCTCAAAGAGATATCCGTCCTCAATGGCTGCGGTCAACGTATGACCATTACAGATCACACGATCACCCGCACTGTGTTCCATGATGTATTCGGAATACTGCTGATCCAACTCGAAATTGTCGAATGCGTGATCGAACTCTTCTTCAGTCATTGCCGTTTCTTCCAAAGAAAACCGAGACTCATACCGTCAACAAAACTGCGTTTGAATGCGGAATCAGGAGCCCAAAGGATGTATCCCAGCACAAGACCCGATACCCACATAAAAATGTGTGAAACTACTTCAATCATCATAGACTCCTTTTACTTGATGTCAGCAGTATAACTGAAAACAAAGACCCAATCTACTGGTAGGTCTTTAGGAATGAGTGTAGCCGTCACGCTCAATGCCTAACCACATACCACACCACCGCACCATAACACAATCCCATCCGGGCTGCACCGTTCGACGGAATGCAAGAAAGCTCAAACCTTGGTTGTCTTGCAGCCACTTGCGAAGCAGTGATTGCCGCTGTGCCTTGTTCAGTTGAACCATCTTTTTCTCCTGTTTTCTAACTTGAACACAGTATAACAAAGAACAAAGACCCAGTCAATGGCCAGGTCTTTGATCTCAAACAATCACTGCGTCAACACATATTCAGCAAGATTGCGCCAGTCACGCCCACCACCAGCACGAATACGAGCAACAGCCTGCAAACTGCGCAAACTGATCTCCTGCGCACGATCACCAACGGATTCAATCAACTGCAAACTGTCACGCAGATGACCGCGATCCATTTCGGGCATGAACTCGTCACTTTCAGCCAACACACCCATACGCTCCAACTTTTGCGCACGAGTCATAGCCAAATCAACTACATATGCACGAGTCTTCAACGCCAAATCCAATTGGCTACGACGCATGTTACTGATGAACACAACCCGCCCATTGAAGATGAAACTGCGCGGCAAATCCTCATCACGCAGATCTGCATTCCAGGAAATGATACGGCGATCATAACTGTCCAACGCACCCTTGAGCAGATTCAACGCAACTGGATCACGCAACACACTGTCACAGTCATCAAAAACAATGACTGAATCCTTGTTCATGAACAACTCACGATACAAACCCTTGGCGGTACTGTAACCCTTGATCTGCTTGAAACTGCGCTCGGGACTTTCAGTTTCACGACCCGAAACATCCTTCAAACCAGCAGCGGTCAAACCTGCTACTACAGTGTGAGTCTTACCCAACCCACCAGGCCCAGTCACAATCAAACTGACTGCACGACCACGAGCAACCATGGTAACCAAATCAGTTACGAATTGAAAACGCTGGTTGATGTTCCAAGCACTTTGCTCAGGATCCACGGCATCACCTGCCACTCCACGTACTTCAGCACGAACATCATCACCACGAATGGGCACACTCTTGTAACCAGCCTTGGCCATCATCTTGACCACGCGAGTTTGATCATAACTCTTGACAATGCGCTGACCATTGGCCACGCCCACCCACTTACCATCCTGAAAAATGATTTCTGTAGCCACAAACTACTCCTTAACAGTGAAACAACACATGCACTATAACAGAAAACAATACCCTACTCAATCATAGGGTCTTAAACTACGGCAGGAACTCATTGGCCTTGCGGTAAAAGTCCACTGTACAACAATTACCAAACTATGAAAAAAGGCGAACTACCACAGCCTCCGCATACGGCGTCAACGTTCGGTACAGTTTGCTACCTTCGTAGGTGTTGCCACAATACCAAACACCATCCTTGAAAATGTAATACCACTCACAATTGGCGTTATTACATTTCGTGAAGAACTCTTCAAAATTCGCATAGTCTCGCGATCCGACACCACGTGCCTCGGCACACCCTCTCCAGCGGTTCTTGAAATAACCTTCTTCCAAAAAACTACGATCTCCATGGCTGATTAGTTTTTTGACATCACTATGAATAGCGTAATCTTGCAGTTGAGCACCAACACCCTCCAAATGACCATCGTAATGAACATAAACAGCACTACACACATTGCCAACCATCATACCTACAAAACTATGAGGTCTCATTAAGGACTCCTCGATGTTGCAAAACCCACACTATATGCTCTACCTAAAACCCTGTCAATCAGTCTACTATCTACCCCACACTTACTTTCACCCTCCCCAGTTTACCTAAACCCCACTTCACGGGGTCCACCCTACCCCACGACACTACTACCACTATCATGGGGTAAACACACGGGGTACGTGATACTATAAACGATATTCTAATACGATATTCTAATACGAATATCTCTTGAATATTGACTCTGAGAGATTCTTGAATCTACACGACCCAATATCCATCAATATCTATATATACTAATACGATACTATACGATACTCTAATACTGATACTCTCGGTGATACTCTAATACGATACGATATTCTAATACGATACTCTTAGTAATACTAATGTGAAGTAATACTAATATGATACTATACAATACTAATACGATATTCTGATACAAGTATTTTATTAAAGGTATATTAAAAAGTGGTTGATTTGATGCGATTTGATTAGAATTTAGCTGTTTTTCCACTCACTTTTTAAGTATTTTAAGCTGTTTTTAAGGCTTTTGACCCATGGGTTTAGAAGAGTAGATCAAGTATACTCTACAGTGAAAATTACAGTTTTTTAGAGTACTTAGATTTTGAGAGGGTGAATGGGATGACTGGCTATACTTCACTCTCCACCGCCCTTTTCCCTATAATTCTCAGTTCATTTCCCTATAATTCTCAGTTCATTTCTGGGTAATTCTCCGGTTATTTTTGGGTAGTTCTAGGGTCGTTTTCGTGTATGGATTTTGTTCTTTTGTTTTTAGTATGTGTGTATATGTATATGTGTACATATCGATTAAGTATAAGGGTATGTAGTGTAAGTTCGAGTCATATGTTATATGTATTGTGTATATAAGGGTAAGTCAGGGTTGTTGCCAGGATTGTTACAGCGGGGTATTTAATAGTATAGGGTATTATCCTGTTTGGGTATGGAGTAGTAGGGTGAGTTCGAGTGTAGATGGGTAGTTGAGTAATTGTTACAGCGGGGTATTTAGTAGTGGGTCAGTTCTATTGTTTATAAAAATCTATAAATATAGGAATAGGGAGTATGGTGGAATGAAGCTTGCTGAAATATCTAGGCGTGGGTTTTTAAGTAAAGTCGGAGCAGGAGTTAGTGCGACGATAATGCCAGGTAAGGAGATCTCTGCGTTAGTCAATACGTTTACTGCCGAAGCTGGTGGAGTAAGTAATCTAAAGATTTTATCGCAGCTTATAAGCATGTTCGGTCTATCGACGGTAGGAGAGTTTTTCGTTTTTAATACAGGAGAAACCACGTTTGTAGATGTATTAAGTCGTCAGGAGCGGAAGGATCTTGCTGAGAAAATTTTGCAGCTTCCGGAAAAAGAAGTTGAACCGGAGGCATTAGCCCATTGGGAACATGATCGTAGGCACTTTAGGGAGTTGGATGAGAATGATCCTGTATATATTATAAATCGTTATTTCGTGTTAAATGAGCTTATTCGTTTACATGATATAGATATTGCCAAGTGGGCGTCAAAGTTAATCGGCAGGAAATTGGATTATCTTTGAGCGGTAGAAGTTATACGTAAGTATGGAGTCGATGAATACGCCTTTTTTGAGTTTGAAGATGGTGGGATCGGTGAGGTGTTAGGTCGAATGCTCCAACAGGATCCGACTTTTATGTTGCATCGTAATAATCCTGAAATAGGTACGTTAGGGGATCAAGCAGAGGCCGCCGGTTTACCAGCAAACACAGTTAGGATAGCAACGCTTATATCTTCAATTTATAACAAGATCTTCGGGAAGAGTTCGCCTGCGGATGTACAGCCTGCTACGCCAGTTTCTCCTGCTTCGGAAAAGCCTGTTGCATTGCCTGCGCCGTCGGATGATGGAATTGTCGGGGGGATAAATGACATTAGCAGGATGAAAGATTTAGCAGGTATAAAAAAGAGTTCTTCTAGTTAATCTGTTTTAAGTATTAGTATGAGACAATTCGGATGTTATGGTGTATAAATATCAGGTATATAGTTTATAGGAGTATAATCAATGCCTACGCCAAGTAGTGGAAGTCCAATATCGTTCAGTCAAATAATGTCGGAGTTTGCTGCCAATCCGTTCAGATATCATGTACAGCCAAGTATATTCGGTTATAGTACGGGGAATTCGTATTGGATAAGAGCTGAGCCGGAGCCGGCGGGGCGAGTGCGGCTACCTCGGTTCTCGATACAAGTAGTATGGGAAGGAGTAGTAGTATTCAGTCAAACGACTATAGGAGAGTATCCGCCGTCGTGGAATATGACGCAATTCACCGGTGATTCTGGGATAATATATTTTAGGGGTCCGGGTGCGGGTAATAGTTTTTCAGTACAGCGTCAAGTGCTGAAGAATGTAAGAGATCAAATGCCGTATTCATTAAGTGATTATGGAGTTGTATATGGGTCAAGTGGAGACAATGTAAATTTTGTGCCCGACAGTAGTTTTTATGGGCCCGCGGCATTCAAGAATGGGATATTAACTAACATTCCTAGTAGGGGTAGTTCTATCAGTTTCAGTAATTTTCAAGGGTTCTCAGCCAGGACCATGGTAGGGGATAATTTAGGACCGACGTATCAGCAAGTGATAGCGGAAATGCCTCCCGGGAGGTATTTTGTAGCGTTAAGGGCCATAGGTGGAGGTGGAGGAGGCGGGCCGCAGGATTCTCGTCGGGGTGGTGATGGTGGGGCAGGGGTATACATTCAGGGTACATTGATATTGCAGTCCTCAGAATCGATAAGGATATTAGCCAGTGTTGGTGGGGGTGGTGCAGGAGGGCCCTATGGGAATGGAAGCAGTTATGGTAATACTGCCGGGGGGACGGTCGGAGGTAGTTCCAGTCAGGCCAATCCTGTTGGTGGTGCGGGAGGTAGGGCTGGATATAGTGGTACCAGTGGATTCGGTGGCGGCGGGGGTGGTGCCACTGAAGTATGGGTTCAATATGGTTCAACTGCTCCCTTCTTATTATGTGTAGCCGGTGGCGGTGGCGGTGGCGGTGGCGGAGGGAACAGGGATTGGCCCCTTGGATATGATTCTAATGCCAAGCATGGTAATCGAGACATCGGTGGGTTGATCCTGGGTAATACTTCAAATAGACTTTTGTATGGTGGGCGTGGGCAAGATGCTGCTGAAAGCACTTGGACAAGTATATATTATGATCCGGAAAGCAATACCTCCAGTTTCGCAGGTTATGTATCAGTTGCCGATGGTGGAGGAAGTGGTGGTGCTGGGGGTGGTCAAACGGCCGCCGGGATTGGCGGTGGAGCTTATGCAGTGGGGCAAGGTTGGTACGAGCAAACTGGTCTAGGTGGAAATAGTGGTTGGGCTTTTAGAAATAATCAAAGTTTTACTTGGTTAAGTTCTAGTCAAACATTCTCTTATCGAACTTGGCGGCCGATGGCTGGTAGTGCCTTCGGTGGTGCATGGGGTGCGGGTGGTTTAGCAGGTCAATCCAATGGTTCATGGGGCAGTAATGGTGTACGTGGTAATGTAGAAGTTTCTTATTCTAATATAGGTATAAATGAAATAGCAGCATTAAGAAGTTTCGTTAATAATTCTACAAATTTTTGGTAAAAAGTATGATAGCACATGAAATAGCAGATTTAGAAATTGATCAAACCGTTCAGGGTAGTGAAAAGTTTGTGAGATTTGTAACGATCAAATCCACGGCCAAAGATGCCAATTCTAATATTATTCAAATAACATATACAATGTTTTTAATGTTTGAAAATTCCGAAGGACCTTATATCTCTTATGAGGATATAACTATTGAACGAGTATTAGAGTGGGTCAAAGACCGTGAGGACTTTATTTGGTTAGAAAAAACGTTAACTGAAAATATTATACGAGCACAAAGTCAGTCAAATACCTGATTTATTTTTTCGTGTGTTTTGTTCAGCAACAATATCTCTTGGGTGGAATTTAAAGCCTGGCGGTGTATCCACATGTAGATAAGTCCATTCATTCAAAAAGACTGGATTTCCGTCCACATTGCGATCCCATTTACGCATAAAGTAACGATCGGCGGTTGGATTAAGATCTAGTTGGTCAACCAGATTAGCAAATACAGAGTCGATAAGTATCATGCCCTGACATTTTTCTAAAATAGTAAGCCAATCCCAAATTTGATTAGTTTGTTCGGTTATTTCAATGATTTGACATTCTGGGTCAATATTAGAAGTATCGATATCGTAGGAGCAGTCGGAAGCTTTTTGATGTATAACCCAGTAGTTAGGGTTTTTCACTAGTTTATCGTAAAGTTGTTGTTCTCTATTAGTATCTCTAGTAATACATTGATCTAAGAGCCATTTATTTTTAAATGGTACTTTGGCGGCTGCGTATTTGTATTGATCAAATTTCATCATAGCAAACAAGTCTAGATCAGTACGTTCTGGGTGGCTATTAATATATTGATATAGCCAAAGTATTTGATCTTCTTCTATGTTAAAGTTTTTCAATCGTTTAAGTGGTTCTTCGACGAAGAAAAGGCCGTGAGGGTCGGTGGGGATAGGAATCCAGTGTACCCAAGGGGCGGCGTTCTTCATGCTTTCCCAAAATGGTTCGCAGATAGGCCAATAGATATCGTTGCCTTCTTGATAGTAGTAGTGGGCAATAGGTAGAGCTATTACGAGGTCTCCGAGTCCGCGAGATTGTAGAATTCCTAATTTTTTTCGTGTCATGATTTTATACAAGTTAAGTATATATTTAATCTATGGATGTATGGGTATCGAGATTTTCTTCTAATTTATCGATAAGTTCAAAAGCAGATATTGCTGGGACAAGTAGGATAGCGGGAGGGTCGTCGGAGAGCAGGGCCCAAGTTTTAAGATGTTCGCTAGGCATAGTTAAGTATTTGGAGGAGTAGTCGTATACAACGAGTGCCAAGAGTGTATCGTAGACTGCATTAAAAGACTCATCGGGTACTGTCCTCAAAGCCGAATCCAAATTTGAATCCAAGAATGTGTCCCAAATCTCAGATTCGTATGCCTTCAAGAATGAAGTTCGAAATTTATCGTACAACTCTGAGGTACGAACTGTAGGCCAAGTTGTATTCCAAATTTCTGGATATGTTCTTACTGATGCAAGTACCTGATCAATGTGTTTTGCGTTTGGAAGATGACTCCAAGCACTCATGTTGTTTCCAGTTCACGAATTTTTTCGTATGCAATCACTGCGGGTAGTAGTAGAATTGCGGCGGGGCCTTCGATCAATATTGCCCACATCTTCAATTGATCAACGGTCATGTTCAAGTATTTGACTGCATCGTCGTATGCTATTAGTGCTAGAATCGCACTCCGAGCCGCATGATAAGCCGCAAGAGAATACGCATCCCGAGTCGCATACCAAGCCTCATCCCGAGCCATATAGTACCTATTCTCTTTGTCCCATTTATATCCAGAATGTTCATACGATCTTAGTTTATTGACAAAGTTTTTGGGCGTCGGTTAGGGTGGTCATGCAAATCTGCTCCGGAATTCGGCGGCTTGTGCGGCCTTCGCGGCGGCCCTAGCGGCGTCACTCGCGGCGCCCCACGCGGCGTCCATCGTCGCGGCGGACCTCGCGGCGGCCCACGCGGCGTCACTCGCGGCGTCCAACTCATCATCCGTGGCTTGTGCGTTAGCGTGGCGCTCTGCCACATCAAGGGCGACCCGCGAGCGCGGGTCGGTCATCAAGTGTTGCACCTGTCTGACGCACCACACGGCGTACAGTCGTGCTTCGCGGTCGATGCCATCGCAGGCACGCAGGCACCACAAGGCATCGTCCAGCCCGTTGCTATCCAGAATCGTAACCAGCGCCAGAGGCTCGTCGTCGGCTTGTGTTTTGCCAAGGTGGCGTAGCAGCTTGGCCCAGCCTTCGGCGCACGGGCTTTGCTCGCGGATTTTGTTCAAGGTGGTGTAGGTGGTCATGCGGGTTTTCCGGTGGCTTTGGCGATGGCGGATCGGGCTTTTTCTGCTTCAGGCCAGTGTTGACGCCCGTACTTCCTGAATTCCTTGTCAATTCTTTTCAGA